TGTGTGTTCAAATGTTAACTAGTTGTATTTATATTTCTCCACCCTTAGGTGTTTGATTGATGTTAGATTTAGTAACTGCACTATCTACAGCAGTTGATCTTAGATCAGCATCTGCAGTATCTACACCTGGTTCTTCTTCTGGCATTGGCATTGGTCTTAATCCACCACTACCTTCTGGATCTAACATCATATCTGCAGGATCAGGTATAGTGCCATCTGCAATTTCTTTTTCAATTTGATCATCCTGTTCAGTAATTTCTACATCAGTTTGACGCAGAACATTACGTCTTACCCAATCATTAGAATAGTACTTACCAATATAAGGTTCGGTTGCAGTGAGAAGAGCTAGTCTTTCTGTTTGCAATTCTGCTTCTTTTAATTCAGTGAAGTGATTGTCATATAAGAAGTCATATTGAATATGCTCCTCCATTATATTCCAATCTTCAGTAGTAATTACATTTTTAAGTAATAGTTGAGTCTTCAGCATATCACTGAACATAGCTGAGAATCTCTTTCTCAAACGTCCAACAAACTTACTGAATTTAACTTCATCACGTAATATCTCAGAAGATCTTCCAAGGTTAAATCCACCATCTCCTTCTATTCTAGAGATAGGAACATTTAGTGCCTTGTATAATTTCTTCTTGAAGTATTCGATGTCCGTGATTTCTCCAAGATTCTGTCCTCCAGGAAGAGTAGAAATTTCAGTTCCA